GTCCAAGTCGAAAAGATCGCGCCATTGACGTTGAGCTGCACCTGATCCGTCATGACGACACCTCGGTCAGCACCTGGATCGGCTGTCCGCCCGCTACAAAGAGCGGATGCTGGATCGCGTTGCGGGCGACGATGTCGTCGGCCTGGGTCGCGTCGCCATAGAGGCTGTAGGCGATCACGAGCGCCGGCAGCGTGGTCGGCGGCGTATAGGCGTAGAGACGCGCCAAAGAGGCGCCGCGGGCGGTGATGTCCTGGATCACGGCCAGGCGCAGCGCGCTGAGACTCGACCACAGATCGGGGTCGCCGGCCTCGGCCGCGGCGATGGCCATGTCGTCGATCGAGGCGGCGAGCTGATCGCGCGTGGCGGCGGCCTGATTGTAGGAGCTGAAGGTCAGGCCGCTCGCGATTTCCGCAGCCTGCGCAGCGGCGAGCGCCTGGACAGTCTGGCAGATCGCCGTCTGGTTTGCGGCCTCGATCTGGCCGGAGGTCGTTGTGGTCAAGGGTGTGGGCAGAGTCACGGCCGCGACAGCCGCGGGCAACGGTGCGGCCAGGTCGAACGATCCGCCCGTCGAATCGACGGGCGAGCCAAAGCCCATCAGGCCGGCCATGGCGCTCAGCGCGTCCTCTGGATAGTCGGCCAACTCGGCAATCTGACCCAGCGTGGTCTGCACGGACCCGATCAGGTCGGCCGGCGTCGAGAGCAGCGGAAGCGCCTGCTCTGACAGGGACAGGATACCCGCCTGAAGGCTGTAGACCGACGTTCCGACCGCGCCTGCAACATTGCTGGCCGCCGTCAAGGCCGAGGCCAGCTGACCCACCACAGACACCGCGCCGGCCTGGACGAAGGCCGGCTGGCCGGCGACATCGAGGCGCTCGACCGCGCTATCGCTAGCCTGGGTCTGGACATCGCTCGCCGCCGTCGCGACCACGGCGCCCGTATCGACCGTGGTCGCCGTTCCCGACTGCGCCGGCGTCTGGGCGAAGGTGACGTTGAAGACGGCCATGCCGCCCTCGGCCGCGCTCTCGCGGCATCGCGCTTCACCGACCAACTGCACCGTCTTGGAGCCCTGCCACGGATGGATCAGGGTTCCTGGCCCCGGCGTCGTCAGCGCCGAGATCAGGGCGTCGCGCTGGGCCATATAGGTCGGCCCGATCACGAAAATCTCCAGCGCGAACCGGTTGGCCTTGGCGCCGAGGTCTTGGGCTTGTGGCGTTTCGCCCAACGGAAACTCATGCACCGCGGCGTTACGGCCGAAGTTCAGATCGCTCGACGTCGCGAGGAACGGTACACCGCGGAACGATCCGGGCTGCATGTTCTGGCGCCATTGCGGGAGCGTGGAAGCGTCGGCCATGTTAGTAGGTCACCCCCACGAAGCCGAGGTCCGTGCGCAGGCCGGAGCCTTTGGTGGTGACGCCCGTGACCTTGGAGCCCTTGTCGGCCGAGACCGTGATATGGACCTGGCCGGACGGCGGTGTCGCGGCTGCTGCGCCAGCTTTCGCCCCGGCCTGGGCGTCCGCCGCGCGCCAGCCGTTGGCCAGGTTCTGAGCCTGGTTCAGGATGAAGCGTGTCGCCGTGTCCTGAAGGTCCTTTAACGAAGCCATCCGGGCGCCGGCCGGCAGATTGCCAGAGCCGGCGATAGACAGGTCTGCGCCCATGCGCGTAATCGCCGCCACGCCGCTGGCCGCGCCGGCGATCTTCAGAATGAGGTCCGCGAACTCTCGCATTCCGCTCAAAATGACGGGCAGATCGGCCTTCAGTTCGGCGAAAGTATCCTTGATGTCCTTCACGATCTCGGCGCGGTGCGACTTCAAGTACTCGGATGCGTCGCCGAGCAGGCCGGTCAGGATCGGCATGGCCGCGCCGGCGATATCGTTGCGAAAGCCGATCATCTGAAGCTTCAGCCGCGACCAATCCTCCGCCGCCTTTTCGGCGGCGCCGATCTCGTCCGGCGACAGGGTGAAGTGCATATCCTTGGCCTGGGCCGACATCTCCTTCAGCGCGGCCGAGCCGCCCTGGATGATCGGGAGCAAGTCCTTCACGCCGCGGCCGAAGATCATCATGGAAATGGCGTCGGCCTTGGGGCCGCCGCCCAGCTTGTGCAGAGCGTCGGTGGTCTCGTACAGCAGCTCCGTCATCGGCTTGAGACGATGCTGGCTATCCAGCACCGAGACGCCCAGCGCCTTGAAGGCGGCCGCGTTGGTCTTGATGCCGCGCGCCGCGGCGACCTCGCTCTTGGCCATGAACAGCAGCATTTGCGGCAGCTTGTCGGGGTCGAGACCCTTCAGCTCGAACGCCGCCTGCAGGCCCTGGATATCGTCGGTGGCCATCCGGGTGGACTTGGAGAGCTCCTCGACCGAGCGCGCGCCCTCGGCGACGCCGAGCGTCATCTTGGCGATGTCGAACGGCGCCCGGGCGAGAGCGCCGACGCCCTCCAGCACCTTGTTGATGGCGCCGTAGACAAGCGTGTACTCGGCCGCCATGCCCAGCTCGCCGAGCACGCCGCGCCCGTGACGCCCGCGCGTCTCCGGCGGCGGCGCCATCTCTCGCTGGCGCTGGCGCCACATGCGCATGTTGAACGCCAGCGTCTGCTCCGCCTCGCGCCGCATCTCGCGCTGGGCCTGAACTTCAGCCCGCGCCGCCTCGCGCGCCGCCCGCTCCTGAGCTCGCGCCGCCTGCTCGGCCGCCCGCGCCTCTGCCGCCGCCGTCTCCTCGGCCTCGCGCCGTTCCTGCGCCCAAAGGCCCATGCGCAGCTTCAAGGTCTGTTCGGCTTCGCGCCGCACGCTGGTCTCGGCCTGGAGATCGGCGCGCTCGATCAGCTTGAAGTCCTTCGCCGCCTCGATCGCCGCGCCCAGCTCGGCCTGAGCGCGCTGTTTGGCGCTGAGCTTCCAGGCCGCCGCTTCCTTGGCCGCGGCCTCGCCAGAGCCTGGCGTCTTGCCGCCCTCGAGCTCCTTCTGGGCCTGGCGGAAGGCCTGCTCGAAATTGGCGTAGCCGCCGAGCTCCTTGATCGTGGAGGCGCTGACCTGGCCGCCGCTCTTGGCGGCCTCTCTGACCTCGCGCATGGCCGCCGCCAGCTCGGCCGTCTCCGCGGCCATGGCGCGGATCTCGGACTGACCCTCCGCCTGCGCTCGCAGAACTAGCTTCGCCGTCAGGTCAACCACGGCCCCAGGTCTCCAGCTGCTTATAGTAGAACGTCAGCCGCTCCAGCGACATCCGTTCGATTTCGGACGGGGCGATGCGCCCCTGAATCACTAATCGGCCGACGCAGGATCGCCAGTCTCGCGGCCACCGCTCAAAAAACCGTTGGCCTTGCGCAGCAAAGCGCGCCCGTCCTCGATCTCTAATCTGATGATCTGGTGGTAGCTGAGGTTCGAAATCGCGGCGATGAAGGCGAACACGCCGGCGCGATCGCCGTCCTTCCCATCCATGGCTAGAAGATCGCCGGTCAGCGGCTTCCTGAACGTCACCTCGGTGATCAGCTCCTGCCGTTCCGAGCCATCGCCATGGTTCTTGATCGTGACCGTCAGCGGATGCTTGAGCGTATAGGTGTCGATGACATCCATCAGGTGGTCTCCTGTACGGCGTCGCCCATGAGGGTGATCTTGGCCGTGCCGGCGGACCCGGACACGGCTTGTGGATCGCCGTTCCAGGCGTTGGGAATGGTCCAGGTCTGGCCCGTGTCCGCCTCGACCGTAACCGTCGCGGCCGTCAGCGTTTGGAGATAGGAGACCGATACGCCCGACGCGACGGGCATATTGAAGTCCAGCTTCGACGCCGCCGTCGCCTCCGTATAGTTGACGGAGGTGGAGGCGTTGGTCTTCTCGGTGCGCTTGACGCCCCCGAAGTCGAGGGTGAAGTCGATGTCGTTGCCGATCGGCGTGCCGTTGATCTTGATGACGCCCCGGCCGAGCTGCTGAGCCATATCGAGTCGCCTCCCCTAGAGCTGGAACTGGATCTGATCGGCGAAGGTGCGGAAGTTGCCGATAAGGCTCGGCGACTCCACAGCATCGATCCGGTTCTGATCCGACGGGTTGATGATGCAGAGCAGCGCGGCCTGATAGGCGTCCAGGCTCGTGACCAGGCCCGCCGTTTGCCACTGGGTGGCCAGCGCCACCATGGCGGCGGCGACGGTCTTGGGCAGGGCGATGTCCTGACCTTGCGCCACCGGCGTTCCGTCCGGCGCCAGCTTGAAGCGCGGGAACGTGGTCGAGATCATATTGCGCGTCGAATAGCGCAGATAGCTGAGGTTGGTGACGGTCTCGGCCGCGAAATAAGACCTGTCCGACGCGCCCGCGGCGTTGGTCTGATAGGTGGTGACCAGGCGGTCGATAGAGACGACGCCGGCATGGCTTTTCGTGGTGGAGATGCCGTCGGGCAGCAGCGCATTGCGCTCTTCCCAGTTGAACCCCTCGCCTTGCGCCGGCGCGCCGATGCCTGGCAAGGTCAGCGTATCGTACTGCCGCGCGGGATCGAGCGCCCTCGAATAGGCCATGACGCCGGCGACCGAGGCCGCCCGCTCATAGGTGCAGGACGGCCCCGTGTTCTCCACCACGATCACATCCAGCGAATTGACCGTGGGTCCATAGGCCGCGAGCGCGCCTTGGCTGCCGCGCATGGCCGAAACCGACATGCCGTCGATCTGGCGAACGCCGCCCCAGCGGCTCGTCAGCTCCGTGACCAGGGCCTCCATATTGGCCGTGTCGGTCCAGGGCATGACGAAGGTGGTGTACCACTTCTCGCCGATCGCGGCGATCACCGGCGCGATCAGCGGGTTGGCCGTGCCGCCGGCCATGGGAACGATCGTCGTGGTCATCCCGGCCGGCATCTGGTCGCTGCCGACATAGTAGTTCTGGCGGATGTCGATGTCGTTGCCCGTCAGACCCTTCCATTTGCAGGTCAGGTCGACCTTGGCGGGAGCGGCGCCATCGACCGACGCGATCACCGGCATGTCGGGCAGGCTGTTGATCTCGGCGACCAGGGCGGTGGCCAGCTGCGCCGGCGTCTCGGCCCCGATCACGGCGATCGCCGCCGACTGCATCCCGATATAGGGCGCATAGGTTCCAGCCGCCGTCGGGGCGGCGGTGAAGGTGATCGAGCCCACGGCCGCATTGCCAGCCGGGTTATCGGCCACAGCGATGGCGTCGATCGGCACATAGCCGTTCTGGGCCTGGAACATGAACTGAGCCATGCGGTCGAGCATGGAGCCTTGACCGAACAGCCTGGTCGCGTCCGACGCTTGCGTCAGATTGTAGACGGTCAGCGGCTGGCCTGCACCGGCCGCCAGCATCTGCCCGACGATCAGAATGCGGTGCGGCTGGCCGGGCAAGCCCTGGTTCGCCAGCACGTTCGAGAACTCGACGAACTGGCCGCCGCTGTAGATCTCGGACGGAATGGTATCGAAGCTGATGTCCGACATGGGCTCAGGCCTTTACGCTTGCGTTGGGCGCGTCTGCGGCGACCGGCGCGGCGGCAGGCGGCGCAGGCGGCGCAGGCTGCGACGCCCCGACGCCAGGCGCTGGCACAGGCTTGGCCGGTTTCGCCGGCGCCGCTTCGGCCCCGGGATCGGGAGCGACCGGATCGGGGGCGACCGGATTGGGGGCGACCGGATCGGGCGCCGCCGGCGGCGCATCGAGCGCGATGTCGCCGTCTTGAAGGCGCCGCTTCCAATAGGGTCCCCAGGCCACGAAACGCCCCTCGGCCGGAATAGCGCTTTGCTTCGGGTGCGCCGGATCGCGCACGCGCCGGCCCTCGACCGCATAGACCATTCGCATATCGATCTTGGCGGCCATCACGGGCTCTCCGACTCGGGCAGGGTGACGATGTCATAGGCCTTCGCGTCTGCATCGGCGGCCGGCAGCTCGCCCGTTCCCGGCTGCACGCCGATGAACGGCGGAATGTCCCACGACACGTTGAAGGTGGTGAAGTCGACGATCGACGGAGCCGGATAGGGCGACGGCGCGGCCGGTAGGTAAAGGTTGGTGTCCAGATCGAGCACGATCAGATTGACCTTGCGGTCGGTCTGGAGCTTGGCGTTGAACAGGGTGCGCGCCTGGCCGATCCGCAAAGGGTCTATCGGTAAGCCCAGCGTCTGGTTGGCCAGGAGCGCGCAGGCGTCGTTCAGGAGCTGATAAGACCCGACCTGGCCGGCCGAGCCCTGGCGCGTCGCGGTCTCATTGCGCAGCGACCGGGCGCCGAGCACCAGGCCGAACCTATTCAGCACCTGATAGGACCCATCGCCCCTGAGCTTGGCCTTTCCCCAGGCCTGCCAAACCACCCACGCCGCCGGAAACCGGCGCTGTTCCGACAGGATGTACTGGGAGAAGTCGAGCGGATAGGAGCTGAGGTCGCCGTACCTATAGCCCAGCACGCCGGCGTCGCCGGCGGCCGCGAGGACGGCCAGGATGGCGTTTTCGACGTCGCCGATGGAGACCGCATCGATCATGCGAAGGCCTCTTCCATCACGAGGCCCACGATCTCGCCGATCTCGTCCTCGTCCTCGAGGCTGATCCCGAGGAACGGCCGCGGTGGCTGAAACACCTCCAGCGCGCTATGCCAGTCGCCGCCCGGACCCTGCCAGCGCAGGAACGGCGCATTGACCGCGCGGATCGAGCCGCCGAACTGGCGCTGGGCGGCGTAGATCAGGTTCGAGCCCCATTCGACGCCTGTCTCGCCGAGCACATTGTAGCTCATGGAGTCGCGCAAATGGCCCCGCTCGACCTGAATCTTGCCGCCGGTCAGCTCGCTCCGCTCCGACGGCGCCCAGGGATCGCCGGACGGATCGATATTGGTGTTGAAGCGATCCTTGGTCGAGGTCACGCCGTACTGGCCGATCGCCTCCATCAAGGGCGTCAGATCGTCGAACCGATCGACCAGCACGTCGAGGTCCGCGACCACGTGGTCCAGCACCTCGGCCGCATCGATCGCGCCATTGATGACGACGCCGACCATTACCAGGCCCTCAAGCTATCGCGGGACAGGCGGCGGGGTTCGGAGGTGATGGAGACCAGGTCGGGCTGTTGCGGCGTCTCGACGCCGGCGACATCCAGCACGAACTTGCCGGCGGCGATATCGCGAAGCCGCGCGATGGCGTCGTTATAGCGCTTGGTCGCCGTATCGGTCGGCAAATCGCCATAGAGCTTGTAGAGGGCGATGTCGGCCGCGATCCCGGTCAGGATCGTCGGCACGGTCACGAGCGGCAACTGATAGATTTTGATGATGTAGCCGTTGATCAGGTCGTCGGCGTCGCTCAGCGCCTGGTCGACCACGGCCGTCTGGAGCGCTCCGGTGTTGGCCGGATCGCTCAGCTCGGTGATCGCCTGGACGCCGAACCGGGTGGTAAGGTCTGAAACGGCCGCATAGGTCAAAGGGTCTCCGAGCGACGCTTAGGTCGCCGCTCCCTTGGCAGGCTTGCCGGCGGCGGCCGAGACGCCGGCGGGGGGCGGCGGGGGTTGGTCCGCCGCTGTGGATCCGTCGGCCGCGCCAGGCGCGCTTGCGGTTCCCTCGGCTGTCTGCACAGTCACGGTCGTGGAGTTCGGCGCGCCGCCCGCGCCGATCTGGCTGACCTCGACCGTCTGAAGCGGCGCCAACATATCCGGAAGCACTTGGCGCACGAGGGCGACCAGCGACTCCGGATCATGGGCCAGGTGCGCGCGGAGCTGCGCCTCCGTGTGGTCCGGGTCGAACGCCACAGCGATCTTACCGTCCTCGCCGACCTCATCGACAATGAGCTGACGGTCGGCCTTGAGCTGGGCGACCTGAATGTTGTTGAAGCGGCCCGACGGATAGACCACCGCGGCGGCGGTGTGCTTGAGGCCGGCCCGGCAATGGCCCTCGACCCGCGCGGTGATCCGCAGCGCCGGCGAGACATAGTCCGGATCGACCGCAGGCGGCGCAAAAACGCCGAACAGCTTGCGCACCGGCGGCATGACGATGACGGGTTGGCGCTGGACGAACTGACCGTCGGCGGGGGTGTCGGACATGGTGTAGGTACCTTTCCTTAGGCCGCGATCGCCGGGATCTGCGCCGCGGTGAGCCACGGCGAGACCTTGAGCTTGGCCGACCCCTCCCAGATGTTCGTCGCGCCATACTGGTCGCGGTCGGCGATCAGGATGGCGCGACCCTGGGACTCGAGCGTCGAGGGCACCAAGAGCGTGTCGGGATTGACCCCGATCACCGCGCCATAGTCACCCGTCATGGCGATCAGAGCGTCGCGCGCGGCGGCGTAGCTGTCCGGCGTCAAGGGTTGGGTCGAGCCCCAGATGTACTGCCAGAAGCCGTAGCCGGCGTTGTAGCGGGCATCCGCGCCGTAGAGGAATTTCTTGAGCATGAAGACGTTGTCGTCGTCGGGCCGATCCTTCGCCACCAGCTCGAACGGCTTGCGGTTCTGGAAGATCAGCGGCGGCATGCTGGAATCGTACAAGAACCAGGCCGGCCCGGTCCCCGCCACGACGTCCGTATTGGCCATGGTGGTGAAGCCGCCGCCCGTGACCAGAACCGGATGGTCGGCGTCGAAGAAGGGCTGGCCGTCGTAGCAAGGGTTCGCGAACCCGCCGAGCAGCGTGGAGTAGACCAGGCGGTTCGGCGCCCTGGCGATGGAGCGCCCCATCATCTCGAACTTGGGGCCGTAGACCCCGTAGCGATCGTCTTCGATCACATTGCGATCGACCTCGACCGTGCGTTCCCAGTCGCGGTTGCGGATGCGATAGGCGTAGCGGGTGAGCGCCGTGGTCTGGCGCGGCCCGATCCACTCCCGCACGTTCTCGATTTCGCCGAGCCAGCCGTACTCCTCCTCCAGGGTGCCCGACGGCGACTCCATGGCGATGTCCTTCCAATCCGGAGTGATCATCTTCACGCCGCGCTGGAACATCCCGTTGAAGGAGATGAACAGCGTCGCCAGGTTCCCAATGTTGACTTGCACGGTGCGGCCCTTCGATCAGTAGGCGGTGGGGATCAGGCCGACATGGACCCAGCAGACCCCGGCGGCGTCGATGTCGATCAGCGTGCCCATGACCGAGCGCACGTTCGCGCCCGCGCCCAGCACGTTAGGATTGGCGGCCACGGTGTTGTCATCGACCATGTATACGGGGTCGCCGAGAAGCGCCCTGGTCACGAAGTCGGCCCCGGCGGCCGAGTTGCTCAGACCAAAGATGCCCGGCTCGAACGGCACGTTGAATGCCCCGGCCGCGCCCATAGTCGGCCCAAGCCCGATCTGGCCGTATGGCAAGTAGTCGTTGACGGCGTTACTGAAATCGACGTTGATCCGGCCAGCAGGCTTCAGGTTTAGCGCGGTCTGACCATTGACGATGTTTCCGGCCGCGTTGTAGGCGCAGATGCCGCCGGCAAAGCCAGCGGCCAGCGCCTCGACCGGCCCGTACCAGAGGCCGGGAAGGCGAGAGGGCGTATTGCGGCTGCGGGTGAGAGCGGTCACCGGGCGACCCCCTTCTTAGAGTTCAGATATTCGTCCTTCGAGAGGCCCATGGCGGCGGCGACCGCCATCTCCTCATCGTTGACGCTGACCTCGGCCGGCGCTTTGGCCGTCTGCGCCAGACGCCCTGCGGCGACCACGACGGGCGCGGCGCCCACGAACCTCTCGAAATCGGCCAGGTCGCGCCGGGCGTGGCTCAGGTACCAATCGCGCGTGGCCGGCGCGATCTTGCCCGAGGCGATGGCGGTATCGACGGCGGCGACGGCCTTTTCCTCGACCGTATCGGTCTCGATCTTCGCGACGCGGGCCGAGAGCGCGTCATAGGTCTCGCGCGGGACGAACTTGGTCGGATCGACGCCGGCCTGGGTCTTCAGCCCCGCGACCGCCGTCACCACCTCGCCAGGCTGGGCGGCGGCGGTGAGGCCGGCGGCGACGGCGACTTGGCCGTGGGCGGCCTTCAGCGCGGCGGCGGCGGCGACGATCTGGTCGAGGGTGGCGTCGGCGCTAAGGCCGAGGGCTGCGGCGAGCGCCTTGAGGTCCATGTCGGCTCCGGATTGGCCTTGGCCCGACGCCGCGATGGCGAGCTGGTCGGTCAGGGCGGGATAGTTGGTGAGGCCGGCGCGGAGCAGCGACACCACATCGCCGGGCGCGCCGCCCTTGGCGGTTTCGTGCGTGAACACCGGCGAGATGTAGCGATACTCTCTGGCCTTGAGCTTGGCGGCGGCGGCCGACGTCCACTCGATCCGGCCGTAGAGACCGTCGGGACGCGCCTGCAGCGCCTTGATCCAGCCCGACGCCGGCGCCGGCGTGCGCAGCTTGGGATCGAGCGCCGCTTCCAGCGCGTGATCGTAATCGACCGGGATATCGACACCGCCGGCGATGCGTTGCGAGGCGGCGATCACGCGCTCGGCGTGGGCTTGGTCGGCGATGCGCCACGGGCCGCGGCTGTCGCGGGTCGTGCCGAACGTCCCCATCGGCATGAGCTGAACCCACTCCTTGGGCTCGCCCTCGGCGCTGGCCACCTCGACCGCGACGCCGGCGCAGACGGTGACTTGCTCGGACACGGACGCCAGGATGGCGACGATGTGGGGGTTGAACCAGGAAAGGGGGCTGAACAGCTTCATTGATCGCGACAATGGCGACCGACGCCAGGGCGACCCACCCTGAAGGACTTCAGGGTGAAGCGATGCGCCACAATGAGAGGCCCAACTTGAGCGTCTCAGGCGTCAATGAGAAGTCTCTTTTCGGCCTGTCAGGGCTGCGGTTTCGGCGGCCACAGCACAAAGCCGCGCCGCCAGTCGTCCAGGCGCAACGCCGCGTCCTCGATCGAGGTCCGCGCCGTCCAGCCCTGTTTGCCGACATCGACCACGACATCGACCGCCTTCCCGGCGAACATCACCCGCGCGATATAACGGCGCACGAGCATGGAGAGCGGCGGTTGGCCAGCTCGGGGCGGCCCAAAGGTCCAGACGCTGCGGATCTCCATCGGCTCGCGCAGCGCCACGCCGATGACGGGGAGCGCCTTCACCAGCTCGGCCGGCAGCGGGACAGCGTGGCCGGCGGCGTCGCGGAACAGGCCGGGGCCGATCGCGAGGCGATCGCCGGCCTGGTCGGCGTACAGCAGGGTCTCGTCAGGCGAGGCCGCGAAGCCGCCCAGGAAGTTGGCGATCGCCTCGTCCTCGTCGGCGCCGGGAATCGGAATCTGGCGCTCCGGCACAACCCGGGGCGACGGCAAAGGCGTCAGCGGCTCGGCCGAGGGCTGGCCCCGTTGCAGTTCGTCGAGATCCACGCCGGGCTCGGCGGCCGTGACGGCGCGGGGCTTAAGGGGCGGCGGGCTGAGGGATTCGAGATACGACTTTCCCACGTTGTAAGCCCAGCCAGGCCCTATCCCCTGCTCGAGCTCGACCACCTGGCCGGTACGTGGATTACGGTAGGCCTTTTTCGGAAACACCGCCGGCTTCTCGCCCCAGCGCTTTTCGCGCCGCGCCTGGCTGGGCGTGAGCGCCGTCATCCAGCAATGGCAGCCCCAATCGCAGGGCGGATAGTGTTCGTCGAGCCAGGGATCGTCGATATGCACGATGATCCCGTTCCACGCCTGGTGCTCGGGTCTGGGGTGCGGCTGCGGGTCCAGGTGGTTGTATTTCAGATAAGGCAGATAACGCTTCGAGCGCTGAAAGCCGACCCAGGCGCCGGCGGCGTAGGCAGTGCGGACGTTGATATCGAAGATCGTCGCTAGCCGCCGATCGCTGCCGAGCTGCACGAGCTGGGGCTCGCCGGTCTGAGGGTCGATTAGCGGCTTCTGACCCCACCATCCGCGGCTTTTCAGCTTGGGCGTCAGCTCCTTCTTGAACGTGTCGAACGTCGTGCCGTTGGCCAGAGCCTGATCGACCGCGTCGCGAATGTCGGCGAGCAGGTCCGCGTCCATCGCCTTGGCGACGGTGAAAGCCTTGGCGTGCTCCTCCTGCCAGATGTCCTGCCAGGCGAACCCTATCCTGAACCCCTTGGCCCGAAAGAAGGCGATGGCGTCGGTCGGCTGAACGGGCGCGAACTTGACCGGCGCCATCGGGCGCGACCCCTACTTCTTTTGCTCAGGACCAGGTGCGGCAGGCGCAGGCGTTGCGCGAATCTGCGGCGCGGCTTGTTGGACGATCGCCTGCATCACTTCGCTCTTCTGGTCATAGGTCAGGGCGTGGTGATTGGGTTGGTCGACGTCCCATTTCACCGCGTCGATCAACGCTTCCACATAGGCCGTCGGCAGATCGAGGTGAAGTTTTTCCGGCGGCTTGACCGGCTGGGCGGTGGCGACGCTGGCCGCAGCCGCGGCGCCGAGAAGAGTTGCGAACATGAGGGATGCTCCCTTTACGGTTAGAAACGACGCGAGTTAAAGCTTGGGGGTTGCCATCCTAAATCGATAATTTTCTTTGCAATTTTGAACGCATCTTTTTCGGGAACGTTCTTACTTGTTTCTATTATAATATTTGTCAATTTTATTAAATCTGTATCTTTACCACTTTCTAATCTTTTAATTTTAGCATCTTTATCTTTAATAATTGAAATTAAACCAAAAGGAAAAATAAATGCAACCACAAGGAAAGCTAGCAATATACAAAAATATCCAGCGTCTGACGTGTCCATCTCTGTTTTTCCTTTAGCGAGCGATTAAGTGACGTAAAAAGCCGAGCACGCCGTTGTCGTTGGCAGGCGTCCATCTGGCGCCCGAACTGAGCGCTGCGATTTGGGATTGTTGTCTGCGTGTCAGCGCCTTGAGGGCGGCGATTTCGGCGTCTTGGTCGAGGTCGTGAGACCACACTTCCTGGATGCCGCGCGTGAGTTTCCAGATATTTGGTTGATCGGCCGATAGCATGGTTCCGGCGGCGTTTTCCTTATCGGCCGGGATCAGGTCGTCCTCGACCTCATGGACCATCTCGGGATGGACCTTTTGGAGTTGCTGAGCGATGGGTCCGACCGTGATCTCGCCAGTGGCGTTGACCTTGTAGCGGTCGATAGGCAGGCTGTTGATGTAGGCCAGCTCATCGCCGTCTGGGCCGTAGTCGGTTTTGAGCCGTGCATCCGACGAGCAAGACCACCCAAACGCGCCGGTCGACGGCGAACCTACGCAAGTCGCCGTACTGTTGGCGACGCTGATCATGGGGCCTGACTCCGACGAGTCGCCTATCGTCAATTCCCCATCCCACATCGTCGAGGTATAGCTGGCCGGCGTGTAATTCGACTCAGGATAATAAAAGTGAGTGTGCGTGCCGCCAACTCTCATTACAGTGTAATCGCCGGAATAATCGCAAACGGCGCACTGATCTACGCTGCTTGCTCCGCCTGGATTGTTTCCTATAAACATTCCGGCGTGAAATATTGCACCCGTTGATGAATTGACAATGTAAAATGCAGCTTCTCCTGCATA